GATCAATTTCAAACAGGCGAACTTACTTTACGTATAGTAGATCAGAATGGCGACTTTAACCCACAGAATGTAACTGGGCCGTATTATAATCTTTTAACACCCATGAAAAAGGTGCAGATTACTGCTAACTTTAACAGCGTTACTTATCCTATCTTCTCAGGATTTATTACAAGCTACGTAACTACTTATCCTAAAGATGCAGAAGAAGTTGCATATACTGAAATTAAAGCTGTAGATGCATTTAGATTAGTTTCTAATGCACAAATTAGTACAGTCACAGGTGCTACTGCAGGCGATTTGTCAGGCACACGTATTAACGAAATATTAGATGAAATTGACTGGCCAGCAACTATGCGTGACGTAGATGCAGGGCTTACTACTATGCAGGCAGACCCAGGTACTAACCGCACAGCCTTAGCAGCCTTAACTACCGTTGCCACGTCAGAGTATGGCGCACTATATGTAGATGCTTATGGCTCGTTTGTATTCCAAGATAGGACTGTGACTGTTAGCTCTATTGGTGGCACACCTACAGTCTTTGCAGATAATGGCACAGGTATTGTTTATTCTGATGCATCATGGATACTAAATGACACGTTAATATTTAATAAATCTACTATTACTAGGGCTGGTGGCACAGCACAGGTAGCAACTAATCAAGCATCTATAGATAAGTATTTTTTACACAGCTACTTTCTAGACAACTTGCTTATGCAGACAGATGCAGTAGCCCTAGATTACGCTTTGGCTTATACAGCTAGTAGAGCCGAGACAAGCATACGAGTAGACTCCATAGTGCTTGACCTATACACGCCTAACTACGATACAGGCATAGTTGCAGCCCTAGACCTAGATTTCTTTGACCCTATAACCATTATAACTACGCAGCCAGGCGGATCATTGCTAGAAAAGACCCTACAGATTTTCGGTGTGCGTATGAACATATCACCGAATAGTTGGAAAACAACCTTTACAACACTAGAACCTGTCATAGATGGGTTTATAATAGGCAACGTAGATTACGGTGTCTTAGGGCAAAACGTACTTTCTTATTAAGGAGCAATAATGGCAACAGGATTTCCAGCATCAACAGGTGACGTACTTACCTCTGGCATGTTCAATGGTTTAACTTCATTTACAGTAGGCACTGCCAACACTGCAGATTACACAGCTGTACTTGCAGACCAATACCAGGTATTACAGATAATGAACAAAGCCACAGCAATAGCATTTAAGATTCCAACAGATGCGTCTGTAGCATTTCCAGTAGGTACAGCAATTACAGTATTAAATATTGGTGTGGGTACTTGCACAATTAGCGCAGTGACACCAGGCACTACTACAGTATTAAGTGCTGGTGGTACTGCTGCATCACCGACTGTTGCACAATATAAATCTGCAGTATGTATTAAAACAGCTGCTAATGCTTGGTATGTAGTAGGTGCTGTTGCATAATGATAGGTAATATAATTGCAGGACTTACTTTCGTACAACCACCAAAAGCCACTGGTGGCACTGTCACAACCGATGGCGTTTATGTTTATCACACTTTTACAAGTAACGGCACTTTTGCGCCATCACAAAACTTGACAGTTGACTGTTTAGTAGTTGCTGGTGGCGGTGGCTCAGGCTGGAACGGCGGCGGTGGCGGCGGTGCTGGTGGACTTAGACTTTTAGCAAGTCAAAGTATTAGCACTAATCAAACAGTAACTATTGGTGCAGGTGGTACTGGCGGTACAGTTAATGATCCCAATCCAGGAAATAATAGTTCTTTCGGTTCAATATCAGCTAGTGCTGGTGGCAAAGGTACAGGTAATGCCAGTCCAGGAAATGGTGGATCTGGTGGTGGTACACACAGAACAGGCACAGTAGGAACTGGCAATACTGGCGGCTATTCACCCGCAGAAGGAAATTCTGGCGGACAAGGTTCTAGTAGTGGTAATTCTAACGGCGGCGGTGGCGGCGGTGCAGGTGGTACTGGCGGTGCTTCAAATGCTAGCGGCTCACCTGCTGGTGATGGTGGAGCAGGAGCAAGTAGTTACAACAGTATTAGTTTTAGTACTTGGCTTACAACAACAGGCGCGGGCGTTGGTGGATTATTAGCTGGTGGCGGTGCTGGTGGGGGAAATCCAACTGGCGGAACTGCAACTGGTGGGGGTGGTAATGGCGGCGGTGGAACAAATGTTTCTGGAACTTCTGGAACTGTAAATTCAGGCGGTGGCGGTGGTGGCGGAAGCGAAGGTATAGGTGCTGCTGGCGGTGCAGGTGGCAGCGGAATAGTTATTGCGAGGTATCCCGTATGAGTCATTGGGCAGAAATAGATAACAATAATAAAGTTATAAGAGTTTTAGTTGGCGATAACAATGATCCTAATGGCGATGAAGGTTATCAATGGTTAATAGATAATCTTGGTGGCACTTGGATTAAAACTTCATATAACGGAAAAATTAGATATAACTTTGCTGGTATTGGTTATAGTTACGATGAAGATCGTGATGCATTTATAGCAGCAGAACCTGATAATGCTATTGGCTTTGATGAAAATACTTGTCGGTGGATAGTACCTGAGATTGAGTTATGAAGCCTTGGCTTTGTGCAGCTGGTGTGCAGTTAAGAGATCAGATTGATACGTGGTACCAAGATCGCCGCACTACCTCTGATGGGTGGCTGGGCGATGCTCGTCATTCCACCAGAAAATCGGATCATAATCCAGATGCAGGATGTGTCAGAGCCATTGATGTGGATTCTCGCTTGGATTCATCCGAAGGGCTCTCAGTATATTTGGCTGACCAAATCAGGATCTGTGCAAAAACCGATAAGCGCATATCTTACGTAATCCATAATGGCATGATTGCAAGCAAGATACTTAATTTTAAGTGGCGTAAATATTCTGGATTTAACAAGCACACAAAGCACATACATATCAGCTTTACAAAGTTAGGCGATAAAGATAGCAAGCCGTTTAATATACCACTACTAGGGGGTAACTTATGAAAATCAGTAAGAAGCAAAAAGCAATACTTAAATCCTATTTTAGGGGTGTGCTTGTATCATTCTTAACATTCTTAGCCAGTAATGAGTTAGGACTAGATCCAGTTATATCAGTAGTAGTGGCCGCACTTGCAGGCCCAGCAGCTAGGGCTTTAGATAAAACCGATGATGCTTATGGCCTCGGTGCAGATGAAGCATGACACCTGGCGAGTGGGTAGCATTAGCCGTTGGCGTATGCGCCGTATGTACAAGTTTATTAGTGGCTCTACGTTGGGTTATTAAGTCTTACCTAACAGAGTTAAAACCTAATAGCGGATCTAGTATGAAAGATCAACTTACTAGATTAGAGCAGCGTGTTGATGATCTATATTCCCTAATAGTTAAGCGACAATAATCCTATGGCTGAGACGAGACGTAAACGTAAGAAGATAAATAGACGCGTGGTGCGTAAATCACCTGATCCATTATCTAAATTAGATCAGCACTATATTTGTATGAACGAGATTTTTAGAGCTGCAAAAAAGGCAGGTTTCTCAGATTCTTGCGCTCTTTATTTTGTCTCTGACAGGGCAACCATGCCCGACTGGGTAATAGGTGATGGCGGCATCATACCTAGTATAGATCCTACAGAAGAGGGTGACGATTAAGCGTTGGCTAGTAATTTCAGATCTCCAGATTCCGTACCATCATGAGGCGGCAGTCAAGAATGTTATTAAACTGGCAAGACGTGAGAAGTTTGACGAAGTTTTATGTGTGGGGGATGAAATTGATTTCCAGACCATTAGTAAATGGAGTGAGGGCACACCTCTTGCTTACAGTCAGACTCTTAATGAAGATCGTGCAGCTTGTCAAGACATTCTTTGGGATCTTACAGAGTATAGTAAACAAGCTTCGGTAATTAGATCTAATCATACAGATCGTCTTTACAACACATTACTTAAAGCACCCGGTTTAATAGGTTTACCAGAGCTGCAATATCCTAAGTTTATGGACTTTGCCAGTATGGGCATTGACTACTATAAGACTGCCTATGAGTTTCACCCCGGCTGGGTTTTAGCACATGGCGATGAAGGTAGCATGAGTCAGCACGCGGGCATTACTTCGCTTAATTTGGCTAAAAAATGGGGCAAATCGGTCATAGCGGGGCATAGTCACAGGCTTGGTATGAGTGCCTATACAGAGGCTATAGGAAGTCATTACAGACCCTTATATGGCGTTGAGGTGGGTAATCTAATGGACAGAAAAAAAGCCTCTTATATACGCTATGGAAGCGCGAATTGGCAGATGGGTATTGCTATACTAGAAGCTGTAGGAAAGACACTCACACCCACGTTAGTGCCTATCAATAAGGATGGCTCATTTACAGCTCTAGGGCGGTATTACGGGTAACATCGTTACCTAATTGTTATACAAATACGCCCCAAAATAATACACAAAGTCGTACACATGTGCGACACTATTTCTATGCCACAAGATATGTGAGCATAGATGGGCTACAAATGAAAATACAGATTGACATAAAAGCAGCTGATTTTGAACAGCTGTGGAGTAATTCAATGGAGTGGGTAAATCAAGATTGGCAAAAACAGGCAGATCGATTTGATCCAAGCCCATTGTTTAGCTGGCACTATGCGTACTGGTTTGATAACTACGCTGCATTAAAATTAGCAGAAGGTTTTATAAGCTCATTAGGTAAAAATTACGCAGTACACAGCGATGAAGGTACAGGCGATTGGGTAATGCTAACTAATTACGCTAGTCCTTGTCACCTACGTAAGACACTGGTGAGCGCATGATAGAGACAACAGCACCTTGGTTAGTAATTTATAGCATCTTAGGTTATCTAATTGGTTGGTGGGTAATAACAACAATAATGGATAAAGCCTTTGATCGTGGATACTGGGTCGGTAGAGCTGAAGGTTGGAAATCTCACCGAGCATTGTCAGAAAACAAATACGATGTCAACAACGACTGAGAAGTTATTTGATAATGTCATCAAAACTATTCATGCGAGAGGTGTCCGCTATGGGCATCCAATTACAAACCACAAGAGGATTGCCGAACTGTGGGGTGCATATTTGGGTTATCCAATACAACCAAACGAGGTTGCAATTTGTATGGCGTTGGTCAAGATCAGCCGGCAAGCTGAAGATCCTGCGTACCTTGACAATTACGAAGACGCTATTGCCTACCTATCAATCGGTAAAAGCATTACAGACGCTATGCAAGACGACTCAGATGACTGGAGAGACTAATGGCATTTGACCTGTCAGATTATGAAGATGTTGCCACATTAAATAAATGGTTCATAGCCAATTTTCCTGCTGGCAGATCTGACATATCTGTGATTAGCCATGATGCAGTCAATGGTTACATATTGATACAGGCGACCTTATGGCGTGACAGTAAAGACACATCACCAGCTGTATCCAACATAGCCTTTGGCTCACGTGAGAGCTACATACAAAATATGAAAAAGTTTTATTGCGAAGACACCGCTACCAGTGCGTTAGGGCGGGCAATAATTCTTTTAAAAGGATCAGATAAAACAGCTACGAAAGATAGTATGAAACAAGTTGCACAAGCTCAGACTTTCTCAGTAGATCGCACAGATCCTTTACCTATCAGTAATGAAGACTGGGTTAAAGCTGCGACTAAGACAGCACCTAAAGCACCACCAGAGTGTTGCGCTAAAGGTCATAATTTAGTTACAGGTGTATCTAAAACTAATGGCAAGCCTTACTACGGTTATTTATGTTTAGATCGTATAAAAGAGCACGCACAGTGGGCTAAACAGGATGCAACAGGCTCATGGTACTTTCCAGAAAAAGGGGGTGAATAGATGGGATTTATTGAGGTAAGGAACGGTTCAGGCTTTACATTACGCATGGAAAATGATAACGAAAGCCTAAACCTTAGCACTGACAGATGTGTATCGTGTAATGATGACAGGTTATTACATGATGGTCAGTATTTAGTATGTACTCAATGTCACTGCAGACAATAAGGAAGAGGATTTTAGCACATGTACACACGATTTAAATGTAATGGGTGTAGTCGTAAGACTGAGTTCTTATGGCTTGAGCAATTAGACACGCCTGAAGGCTTTAAAGCGTACCAGTGCATGGAGTGCGGCTGCGTAGGAGTGAAAAACATAGCTGAAGCCTTAGATATACCAGACAGTAATATAGATAGATGCGGCAAGTGTGGCGGTTGGCAGTTTCTTAAGAATGGCTGCCATACTTGTGCATTAATAGATGCTAGATAATGAAACGTGCGATGGTGGTGTAATGACAACACAGTTAGCTTTCCAGCTATCAGATGACAGTTCAATTCTGATCCCATCGCTCCAAAAATTTGGTAAAATCAGTTATGTTGAGGCTTACAAGCTTGTCAGTGCTTACCACTATCTAGGCAATAAACGCTTTATAGGTCAATATTGCTTTGGCATTATCAAGGACTATCAGATAATAGGTGCTGTCGTATATTCACCCTTATCAGTGCCTAATTCAGCTCAAAGTGCTTTCGGGTTGCCTAGAGGTAATTATAGCTGTTTTGTCGAGATGTCTAGGCTGGTGCTTGAGCCTTCATTAAATCACAGTAACATAGCATCTAAGTTTATAGCCTATAGTCTTAGAGAGTTAAAGAAAAAAGGCATTAAAGCTGTGATTAGTTATGCTGATTCAAGTAGGCATGTAGGCACAATATATCAAGCTGCTAACTTTAACTATTATGGCTTGACCCCACCTGCAACAGACTTCTGGTATGGAGGCACTGTTAAACATTCTAGGGGTAAAATTAAGCGTCATTTAACAGGTGTGTGGAAGCCTCGCACTAAGAAACATCGTTATATTTACTTATTAGATAAAACTCAACATGTTGCATGGCCTTTACAAGATACTTATCCTAAGCGTGACGACACGCATAATTATGAATAATTTGCATCCATGTGATACCCTAAAGAAGCGTTCGATCTTAAATCGAAAAGCTGAGTCGCCGAAGGCAAGACTCGGAAGGCGCAGAGTTTGGGCGACTTTTATGCTAATTGCATTTATCAGTTGCTTTTTAAAAGATTATTCTGTTGCTAAAGAGAATTACAAACCAACTCATTACAAGCAGTACATACTAATAACATTAAATGATTTAGATGAGACACACTGTTTAATAGAGCTGTATATGGCAGAATCTAGATTTAACCCATTAGCACGTAATGGCTCACATTATGGCATACCACAAGGTAGGTCTAAGTATTTAGCTACTGTTGATGGTACTAAACAAATTAATTGGGGCATTAAATATAATTTACATCGCTATGGTTCTATGTGTAAAGCATTAGAGCATTACAAGATAAAGGGTTGGCATTGAGTCGTAAAGCAATAAGTACAGGTAAGTGGAAGAAGCTACGCATTACCATTTTAGACCGCGATGGCTGGCAGTGTGCTATTTGTAATAAACCGGGTCATACAGTGGATCATATAATTCCCCGTGTAAAAGGCGGCGACATGTGGAGTCCTGATAATTTACAAGTGCTATGCAAGTCGTGTAACAGCTCCAAAGGTGGTCGTTTTTTTATTGGTAAGGCGACCCCCCCTATCTTTTCACAACGTTCTCTCCCTAAAACAACACGAACAGTGCCGGATTCACCATTTATCAAACCTGATACGCTTGACTTTGATGCAGATTGATACAGAAGTAAAACAGACGCTACGAGGGGTCACACTTATAGGCAGCACTGAGCCTAGAATCCACACGCCTTTACTAAAAGGTAATAGCAAAGCACAAGAAGTTGCAGATCTAGCTGTAAAAATAGGCTTGCCGCTTATCCCATGGCAACGCTGGTGTTTAGATGATCTTTTATCTGTAGACAGTGAACAAAATTGGCGTAAAAAAACAGCTCTCGTATTAGTAGCCCGGCAAAACGGCAAAACACACCTTGCTCGTATGCTTATCCTTGCTCATCTTTTTTTGTGGAACTCTAAGAACGTATTAGGCATGTCTTCTAACAGAAACATGGCATTAGACACATTTAGACAAGTTGCTTACACAATAGAAGATAATGAGTGGCTAAAAAAACAAGTAAGACAGATCCGCCTAGCAAATGGTCAAGAATCTATTACTTTACTTAATGGCGCAAGGTATGAGATAGCAGCAGCCACCCGGGACGCACCCAGAGGCAAAACTGCAGACTTTCTATACATAGATGAGTTACGCGAATGGACACCTGAAGCATTTACAGCCGCATTACCGGTTACACGTGCAAGACCTAACGCTATGACACTAATGACAAGTAATGCTGGCGATGGATTTAGTACAGTGTTAAATGATCTGAGAGAAAGATGTTTATCTTACCCACCTGACAATTTAGGATACTATGAATGGTCAGCTCCGCAGCACTGTAAGATACATGATCGTAAAGCGTGGGCTATGGCTAATCCTGCACTATCGCATTTAATAAATGAGCAGACTTTAGAAGAATCAGTTAACACAAATAGCGTAGAAGCTACACGCACAGAGATGTTATGCCAGTGGATAGATAGCGCAGTCAGTCCATGGGTGTATGGCAGTATAGAAGCTTGCAGCGACAGTACCTTAGAGATCCCTGTTGGGCCAATGACTATAATGGCTTTTGATATTGCACCGACACGCCGATCAGGTGCATTAATTATGGGTCAAATGAAAGGTGACAAAATAGCTGTAGGACTTGCACAGCTGTGGCATAGTGATATTGCAATAGATGAAGTAAAAATGGCAAGTGACGTAAATGAGTGGGCACGTAAGTATCACCCACACATTATCTGCTTTGATAAGTACGCCACACAGTCAATAGCGACACGATTAGAGCAAAGCGGATGGCGTATGCAAGATGTATCAGGTCAAGCCTTCTATCAAGCTTGCTCAGACTTATCAGACAGTATGGCTAACGGCAGAATGGTGCATAGTGGTCAGGCAGATCTAGTACAGCACCTAAATAACTGTGCAGCTAAGACTAACGATGCTGGCTGGCGTATAATAAGACGTAAATCAGCCGGAGATGTCACAGCTGCCATTTCTTTGGCTATGGTGGTAAGTCAATTAAGTAGACCGCAACAAACCGCGCAAATCTTTGTCTAATTTGCACTATTAGTACTATTTGTGGTATAAAGTATACATATGGGTATATTGTCAGCATTAGGTCTAACTAATAATAATAAAACCGTACAGGCGCAATATGCCCCAGCTGTTATGGGCGATAGCATTATTGGATTTGGTTATAACACATTTGGTGCAGGTCCGATGGATCGTACACTGGCGACACAAGTACCCGCGGTTAACAGATGCGCTAATTTAATTAAAGGTGTTATAGGATATTTACCATTAGAGCTGTACAAAAAATCTACAGGCGCAGAATTACCGAAGCCACTCTGGTGCGATCAGCCAGATATTCGACAGCCACGATCCGTCACTATCTCGTGGACTGTCGATAGTCTTATATTTTATGGCGTTGCATATTGGCGTGTCACCGAAATATTTGCGGACGACCTGCGCCCATCTCGTTTTGAATGGGTTGCTAATACTCGTGTAGTTCCACAATTAAATGCTAAAGGCACAGAAGTTTTATATTACACATTGGATAACGAAAAATTACCCATGTCAGGAGTTGGAAGTTTAATTACTTTTCAAGGACTTACACAAGGCGTATTACAAACCGCCGGGCGCACAATACAAAGCGCATTAGATTTAGAAAAAGCGGCAGCTGTAGCAGCACAAACACCAATGGCTACTGGCTTTATTAAAAATACTGGCGCAGACATGCCAGAGTCACAAGTACAAGGTTTATTAGCAGCTTGGAAAGCAGCACGTCAATCAAGATCTACTGCATACCTAACGAGCACATTATCATATGAGACTGTTGGCTTTAGTCCTAAAGATATGATGTATAACGAAGCATCACAATACTTAGCCACACAAATTGCACGTGCTATGAATGTACCTGCATATTACATAAGTGCAGATATGAATAATTCCATGACCTATCAAAATATCATTGACGGCCGGAAAGAATTTGTCGCTTATTCTCTCCAGCCTTACATCTGCGCAATAGAAGACAGACTTAGTATGAATGACGTAACAGCTGCCGGACAAACTGTGCGCTTTAATATCTCAGAAACTTTTTTAAGATCAGACGATAAGGCAAGACTAGAGACAATAGAGAAGATGTTAACTTTAGGACTTATAGACCTAGAGCAAGCAAAAGAAATGGAAGATCTAACACCCAACGGAAATCAAAGTGGCGATGCTGAGTACATCAACAGCGCAAAAGGAGAAAATGCATGAGTGATATACAACAAGCCAATATACCTGCTAGCACGGTAACGCTACTAGCGTCAGCTGCTCGCACTGAAACAGTTACCGGCACAGCCGTTAAAGGACTATCTGCAGCAAGACTACTAGTAATGCAATTAGACGTTACAGCAGCTAGCGGCACTTTACCTACATTAGATGTGGTAGTGCAAGACACAGTAGATGGCACTAACTGGAATACTATTGCTACATTTACACAAAAAACAGGCGTTACACGAGAAGTAATTAGATTAACTACTGCATTTACCGATCAATTAAGAGTAGTCGGCACAATTGGTGGCACTACCCCATCATTCACCTTTGCAGTCCTAACATGGGCGGATTCAAATTGATTCTTACATTTAGTAGTCAAATAGAAAGCGCAGACGGCGAGCGTAGAGTTATTGCTGGCAAAATTGTCCCGTTTGAGACCGCCGGCAATACAAGTGTTGGTAAAGTTGTCTTTGCTAAAGGCTCAATAGATGTCGGTGATCCCGGCAAGATAAAGATGCTTATGCAACATCGAAATGATAAGCCTATTGGTCGTATGCAAAATTTTAATGAAGCAGAAGATGGCATTTATGCTAGCTTTAAGATCAGCGCAAGTATGCAAGGATCAGATGCGTTAATGCTTGCAAGTGAGCAATTAATAGATGGTCTATCTGTGGGAGTAGATGTTATTAAATCATCACAGAAAAAAGATTATATCTATGTAACTAAAGCCACCTTAAAAGAGGTCAGCTTGGTTGAGTCACCAGCATTTACAGAAGCACAAGTAACTAAAGTTGCCGCTAGCGAAGGCGAAGCGGATGCAACAAATCAACCAACTACGGAAAGTGAGGCACAAGTGGACAACACCACCGAGCCAACAGCAGTACCAGTGGTAGAGGTTGCTCCAGTAGAGGCTGCACGCCCAACAATTAGTGCATCATTCTATACAGAGCCTCGCTCACCAATTAAGACACAAGCACACATGCTAGAACACAGCATCAAAGCAAAATTAGGTAACCACGAGTCAGCACAGTGGGTAATGAAAGCAGAAGCAGACGTAGCAAAATTTATAACTGCCGCCGATGATTCTTTCACCACTAACCCAGCATTTTCTCCAACACAGTTCGTACCTACAGTAGTAGATACACTTATTGGATCACGACCAGCTATTGATGCAATTGGATCACGTGCTCTTCCGGCAGCCGGAATGACCATCTCTGTTCCAAAAATTACCACTAGCGGAACCGTGGCAGAAACTGCGGAAGCAGCGGGCCCATCAGAAACCGGAATTGTTTCTAGCTATGTAAATTTAACAGTTAAGAAATATGCCGGACTTCAACGCTACAGTTTAGAAATTCTTGAGCGGAGTTCTCCAGAGTTTTTTGCGGCCATGTTAGACAACATGACCCGGGCTTATAATAAGGCTACGGATGCTGCCGTAATTGCAGCTCTTACAGCAGGTGGCACACAAGCTACAGCAGTAGCAGCCGATTCTGCAGGTCTTATTTCTTACGTATCAACACAAGCACCAGCCGCATATCTTGCAACAGGTGAATTGGCAACACGTTATATTGCTGGAACATCACAGTGGTCATTACTACTTGGTGCAACAGATACAACAGGTCGTCCAATCTACAATGCTGCTAACCCTATGAATAATGCTGGGTCTTCAGTGCCTACATCGCTGCGCGGAAACGTGCTTGGTTTAGACTTATATGTAGATCCAAACGCAGTTTCAACAACTATCGATGAGTCTGCATTTATTGTAGTTCCATCTTCAGTATCAATTTACGAGTCACCAATTCTACGACTTTCAACCAATATTCCAACCACAGGAGAAATTGAAACTTCTCTCTATGGATATATGGCTGTTGGTGTATTAGTTGCTGGTGGCGTTCGCCGCTTCAACCTAACGTAATAAGTTAGTTAATTTAATAATCCTCTAGGGTTTAGTAGCCCTAGCCCTAGAGGAGCTTTTTAGAGAGGACACTATGGCCGCTGCAATGGTAACTATGCAAGAATTACGCACAAATCTTGGAATAGGCACTTTATATACCGATGCAACCGTAGAAGAGTGCTGCCAATCGGCAGAAGATTTAATACAAGGTTATTTATGGCATAACGATGCCCCAGTAGTCGGCTCATCTATAAGCAATAACGTAGCAACTTTAGTATTAGCAAATCCCGGTATCTTTGTGACTGGCCAATCAATAGTAGTAAGTAATTGTGGAAGCACATACAATGGCACATACACATTAACAGGATCATTTCCGGGCACTACAGTGCCGGCAAGTATAGGCACAGCATTTTGGAGTACATACGCATTTAGTTCATACCCTAACGGCTATAGCATTATTCAATACGCAAAAGTTTCTGCAGACGACCCATTTCATTTTATTAAACCATACGGCCGAGCACTTGGCCCAGAGCATAAAGCACAGGCTTACACTGCGACCCCGGCCATAAGAGAAGCCGCGATGATAGTCGCGGTTGATATCTGGCAAAGCCGTCAAGTTAGTCAGACTGGTGGGGTAGGTATGGATGGGATCACTGCAAGTCCTTACAGGATGGGATACCAACTGATAAATAGGGTACGTGGTCTCATCCAGCCATATTCAAGTCCTAACTCATTGGTCGGCTAATGCCAGCAGCAATAACAACACTTAGATCAACCTTAGCCACTAGTTTAACTAATGCTGGCGTGTGGTCAGTATTTAGTTTTCCACCAGCGACACTTCTAGCTAACGCAGTGGTTATTACACCGGGCGATCCATATATTACACCGACTAATAACGATGAGATAAGTGTCAATCCATTAGCAAATTTTAAAGTTATAATTACAAAGCCAGCATTTGATAATCAAGGCAATCTGGCTGGTATAGAAGATTATATTTTAGCAGTAGTTACAAAGTTAGCAGCTGCTACTTATCAGATGAACATATCTAGTATTTCAGCACCAGCAATAGTTAATGCAGCAAGCGGTGATCTGCTTGTGTCTGAGATTACTGTATCAATTCTAACAGAATGGAATTAACATGAGCTATAAAGGATTTACTGAAGAAGACCTTAGATTTCTGACTAGAATAGGTCAGATTACCGAACCACCAGCAGCGGTTAAAAAACCTGCTCTAAAGAAAGAAGAGGAAGAATAATGGCCGTATTTCTAAGTAATGGTGCGGTTGTTACCCTTAACAGCGTAGATATTTCAGGCGTAGTTACAGGTGTCACAATTAACCGCAGCTTTGATGAACTGGAAGTAACCGCGATGGGCGACACTGCCCATAAGTTTACTAAGGGTCTAGAGGCATCAACAATCACATTAGATCTATTAAACGATACAGCAGCTTCAGGTGCTAATGCAGTTACTGCAACACTTGCAGCAGCATTTGGTACAACAGTGCCGCTAGTAATCAAGCGCACTTCAGCAGTTATCAGCGCAACGAATCCAGAATATCAAACTACGATTTTGGTGAACAACACACAAGATCTAAATGGTGCAGTTGGCGACATATCGACTCAGAGTATTACATTTACATGTAACTCAGTTATAGTAGTAGACACAACACCTTAAGGAGTAGTAATGGCAAAGCTAAAGATAACAAGGGCTAATGGCGAAGTATCTGAACACAAGATTACGCCAGGTGTCGAGTACGCTTTTGAGTTAAAGTATGGCGCAGGAATTAGTAAAGTCCTACGTGACCACGAACGTCAGACCGAGATTTATTACTTGGCGCACGAGTGCTTACGTAGGGCTAACGTAACTGTACCTATATTTGGTATTGAGTTTATTGACAGCCTAGAAACTGTCGAGGTATTAGACGAAGAAAAAAAATAGTACCGCGTGACTCCATTCTCTATACAGTGGCTGCTTTAAGTGTAGAGACTGGGATCGCGCCTAGTGAGTTCATTAACATGGATTCCGAAATGCTTAAAGCTATAGTCCAGGTATTAAGCGATAG